ATGCTGCATTAGCATTGCTACCCGCTGCAAAAATCTTACTCAAATGTGCTGACAGTACAATGTCTCCACCTGTACTCCCACCATCGTTAGCAAAAGTCCCAGTGACCATCAAAAGGTCGCCCAAAACGTGAACTCGTGTGTCTGTTGTGCTACTAAATGCCATTCTTCATCACTCCTGTGTATCCTCTCCGAGGCCATCGCCGCTATTATTCTCTTCGGTGGATTCAGTTTCCACCTCAGCGGTTTCTTCCTCAGTAGTTGGATTTAGATATTCATTTACACGACCTAATAGTTGTGCTTTGGTTAGACCTGCACGAGTGCGTACTGCCTTGGTTTTCAACCATGCTGTAATATCGTTGCGTGTCCACCCTTCATCAGGGACTCCATCATCTCCGGCATCCACAGTCGCAGTATCCAAACCCTTGTCATCGCCCCATATACGGCAATTCAACAATTGTGAACGAGCGACATCTAGTTGTTCTTGACTAACTTCCTGTGGTTGTCCTCTAATGAGCATACCAAAACCAACGCGTCGTGTAGGCAAAGGCCCATCATATACGACTGTAGGCAATTAAATCACCTTCAGACTACAATTAGCCAAAGTTCAGTAGCGGATACATCTGCCGCGCTGTCGTCGTGTTGCTTTAGTGCGAAGGTCAATACCAAATCACTTGTCTTGGTAATTCCCATGATTGCGGTTGCATCCAAGTGCTGTCCAACTACTGATAGAATCTTAGTGCATTCGCCGCTCAGTGTAAGTGTGTTCGTGTCAGCCAATGCTGCACTCAATGTTAGACATACCAATCGTGGTTGCCTTACATTTGCACCATCTGCGTTGCGTGCTGCAAAACTACCTAGTGTTCCTGGATATGATGGGCTTGTTCCCAATGCTGCTCCTTGTTTCAACCATGTATCATCATCCTGGTCAACACCTGCCCATAGTGGGAGGTCAATGTTCACCGTCTGTGTATAGGTTCCTGTTCCTGTATAGGTTATTCCTCTGTGTGTCGTTGCTGCCATATTCTTTCAACTCCTTGTTCAATCTCCACTCCAACCTCACGAAAGGTCTCTGATACTCCCCTGTGCGCCAAAGAATGACACCACTAGTTCTCCCATTGTTCGGTATAGACCCTCCTGACCGAGGCGGTTAATGGCGAATGGGTCGCCGGATTCAATACCGCTCTCAAAGTATTGGGTTGGAATTGCTGTCTGGAACCACAAGTAATCAGTGTCAAGGTAATAGATACGGCTGATTCCATCGGTTTGCACATCCTTAGATGGGATGATTGGCACACCATTGTAGGTAGCCACGATGAATCCGGCCTCAATACCTGGAACACCCTTTACACCATTGAATGATGGAGTTACTCTCTTGGTTTCCATGAATCTTTGCTGGGTTTGCAATAGTTGCTGAACACGCATTAGTGTGTCATAGCCAGTAAAGATGACCTTTGGATTACCACCACGAGTCCATACTTGCTGGAAGATGGTATCAAGGTGGTCAAGGCTCAGGGTGCGGTTAGTACCACTGGTTCCTGATGCACTGACTTCAGCACTGTGGAAGTCGGCAGTCCCATCACGAGTGATGGAATACATGTCGTTATCCGTGTTAGCGCTAACATATCCGTTTGCGTTGTTAATGGTATCAGGGTCTGTGGTTAGCCTATCCAATGACTCAAAGTCATTGCCAGCAGGTGTTTCAACAACTGTGGTTAGCATTTGGTTCACATGGTCAGCGTGGTGCTTACCCATTTCTTCCTTGAGAACCTGCCTGATGTCGCCAAGACCGTCATCCTTGTCAGCAAGGAAGATTGCAACTTCACTCATGTCGAATGTGTGTGCAACAGTCTTTGGCTTGGCTGCAACATGTAGGAATGTTGGCTTGGTAGTATCTGGTAGGGTTGCGTTTTCTGCAACACCGCCACCCTTCACGAATGATGGCTTAGCGGTGATGATTCTCCAACCACTCTTCTCCCACGGCTTCTTTGGTAGAATACTGAATGCATTGAACTCCTGGTTCAACTGCGACCAAACCTTGCGTCCGTAGATTGCTTGGTATGTTCCTGCAGTTGTGCTTAGGAGTGGCGCATCAGCCTTCAAAATGTCTGAGCCACTGTATGAGTAGCCACTTACATTACCTGCTCCGTAGTAATATCTCTCCATGTCCTGTATGGTCTGTATGTAATTTCGTGCCATGTGTTTCACTCTCCTCCTCGTAGTGCCTTGTTAGCAAGGCTGTGTACCTCATCCCAACTGACATCAGCAAGGGCTTCGGTTGAGGGAATGTTAACGGATGGTGTAGCAGACTTCCTAATTGCTACTCCTCCTTCATCTGATGTAATACCGTCAATGCGAGTTGCTAGTTCAAGAACTGCCTTCTCAAGGCGGTCAACTGGTGCGCGAGCATCATATGATGCATGTGCTTCAGCATTTGCCTTTGCCATTAACTCATTTTGTAGGCGCTCAGTGAATACATCATTGAGTTCCGCCTTGAAGTTCTGCTCCATTGCAGCCGCCTTAAAGACCTCATAAGCCTCCTCAACTTGTGCTGCGGATACATTCTCCTTGATGACGAATTGGTTGCCCTTTGGTGGGTTCCATGCGTCTTGTGATGCACGGATTGCAAACTTGTTGCCCTTTCCACCTGCGCCAAAGTTGGCCTTGGGTGCGGATATTCCCTCACCTACAATGCCCTTAGCGGGTTGTCCTCGATGGGATGCTCCATCTTCACCAGGGGAATAACCCTTCTCAACTGCTTCAAAGTGTGCGCGGGCCTGTGCCGTGTCCACTCCATTGCTCTTCAGGGTGTGTTCCATCCAGTTCAGATAATCAAGGGTAATAACATCATCAAACGGCGCACCCTTCTCGGTGGTTTCGTCTGAGTATGCCATCTTCTCATCCTTGTCATCCTTCTTGTCGTCCTTCTTGTCGTCCTTTTCATCCTTGCTACTGTCCTTGTCGTCGTCAAGCCACGGTGGCTTGCCCTTTTCCATG